GGCCATCAAGCGGTACTTTGAGCTTGCGGAGCGTTATGACACGATGCCGGCTGCTTTCTATGTCGCCACCAACGGAGCGACGTCGAAGGAGCAGATGCGCGACCTCGCGCTGACGCTGCTGGAATCGTATGCTAAGATGGAAGAGCAGGATATGTGCGAGGTCGATGTCTCTGTGGATATGTTCCACGAGGCGTTCCGCGACAATGACAACGCGAAAATTCTGAGCGGCTTGTCCTTCTTCGGCCAGGGTAAACAGCATTCGGTCAAGGATGACGATTTGAATTGGCTGCTCAATACCGGCCGTGCCAACAAGAACGGCATCGGCGTAAGAGCACCGGAGGTGCTCAGGACCGACATGGACGAGCTGGTAACGGATTACTCCACAGAGTACAACAGCATTGCCTTCGATACGCTCTACATTGCCGCAAACGGTAATGTGGTAGACGGCTGTGACAGCAGTTACGAGGATATCGACGACGAGGAGAACGTGATTTGCAAGGTCAACCAGCTTCAGAAGAAAGTGAAAGACTATGTGAAGAACGCCGATTCTCAAATCTCATAAGGAGGGCTGAAGATGTTTGGTTTAGACAATCTGTTTGCTCAGACATCCGCACAGAAATTCTACATTAGCAGAGACCGAATCGCGGAAATCCTGCGCGTCAGTCCTGATGCACTGGATGCCTTCGAGAAGGCTTATTCCAAAGCTGCGTTGCAGACTGAGCCAGAAAGCATTTTCGAGGTCAATTCCAGGCAGGCAGCGGCGAAAAACGAGCGGCTCGGCGACGACAGCCCGGAAGAGCTGAAAGCTCTTACGGAACGCATCGTGAAGGAGCTTATCTGGCAGACGCTGACCTACACTTATGATGGGAAAACAGGCAAAATTGAAAAATCGCTTTCCAACGCACCGGAGAAAAATGCTCCTGTCACCAATCAGGACCTGCTGCGAATTCCCGCTTCGCTGCGACCGCAGCTGAGTGGGGAACTGATGAAGCGAGACCTTGACATCACCGCCTCAGCTGTGTTCCTGTTCTACTACGACAAGATGCAGAACGGGAAGACGCCGAAGGACCGTCGGGATGCGTATAACCGCTTTCGGCAGGGACTGGACATCCTTGACCTTGATGCGCTGGCCTACCGCATCATCGGGCAGAATCGCAACTCCATCGGACATTGGTTCCCGGAGCTTGTGAGTGCCTACCGGGATTCTGGATTCTTCCGGATTCCGGCAACGACGATAGCCAAGGTCCCCCTGACGCTCTTACAGCTGACTCGTCTGGACTATCACAGCCTAACGCCTTCGACCATCCAAATCGTCGATAACTGGGCGCACGCTGTATTTCGCCTGAATGACGAGCGGGATTACTTCGTGAAAACCGGCACCTATTCATCGAAGTTCGACTTCCGGAATTGTCTGGTACACGGAGAAAAAGAGGTTCGAGAGCTTGGCGAGTATTTGCTCTACATCCACCATCAGGCGTTACAGATGGCCGGTCCCCTTAGCTTTCCCTGCATTTATGGGGTCTCAACGACAAATGAGTGGGTCGTGCGGGAATTCATTCCAGATAAAGAGGGAAATCCCTGTATCTATCATGGTTTGCCGCTTCATACGGAATATCGCGTATTTGTTGACTGTGACAGCGATGCTGTCATCGGTGTCTCTCCCTATTGGGAGCCGAAGACTATGCTCAATCGCTTTGGTTCATGCTCGGATGCAAACAGTCCGCATCAGATGCACGATTATGTGATTTTCAAAAGTCACGAAGCGACCTTGATGCGGCGCTACCATGAGAATGTCGATTCCGTGGTGGAACACATTCGGGAATTCCTGCCGGCGCTTGACCTGCAAGGCCAGTGGAGCATCGACGTGATGCAGAATGGTGATGATTTCTGGATTATCGACATGGCTGTGGCGGAAAATTCGGCGTTCTATGATTGCGTGCCGGAGAGCCTCCGCAGGCCATCTGCTGAAAACTGGATACCCGATATTCTGAAGCCCAACAACTGATTTTCTTGACTCGAAAGGAGACAGAAGCATGAAATTGCTGAAAGACTACGAATCCTCCTCTCTCACCCTTAAACGGGTTCGGGAGGTCATCGACAGGGCACTGGACGAGCTGGAGTATGACTCCAGGTTCGACGTCAATGTGGCTGCCGAGAACGCCTATTATTACTTGGCACACACCGCCTGTTGGGACGAGGACTTGGCCGCATTCCAGGCCCAGCTGGACAACGGCTGCGGTCCTGACGACGGTGCCGGGGCGCTGACAGCTTATGAGCGCGTCGAAATCCTGGCCGCACAGGTCGAACGACTCCTGAACGACAAGGAGACCTATGCGTACAGCAAGACCATCGACGAAGATGCCCTGCTGGACATTGTTGCCAAGACCCATCCAAGGCTGCTGGCTAAGCGGCCAGCCGATATGTCCGTTGAGGATTTCAAACACCTCTGGACTATGGTAGTTTCTGCCTACATCGTGGGCGGACGCGACTATGCCGAGGACGAGTTCATCAACTATACGGATGCCATCGGCGCGACGCCAGAGGCCGTCGCTGCGGTTATCCGGGCGGGCAATGAATAAGAAAAATACGGAACAAAGGAGAAATGAAAAATGATTAAAAGTTTGAACAAAGCATATCAGACCGATTCCATGTATTACTGGTGTAACGCCGAGGGCGAGGTAAACTATCCCGGTTCTGGGTTTTCGACAGGTGACTCTGAGCGGCTTCCCGCTGCGGTGAAGAAACTGTACGAACACTATCAGTTCAGCCCCGGCTGCGACGCAAATCTCTATACGGTCACTTACAGCGGCGAGGATGGGATGCTCCTCACGACGATGTTCAACAGTAACTGGATGGATGTCCCTGCTGTCAAGGACGCCAAACAGAAGGCGAGGAAAGCGCTCCGCAGCATTGCAACGGAACTGACCAGGCAGTGCAAGCCGTGGGGGACCGTTCTGTTCGGCGAGGATACCGACCCGGAGGGTGACGAAATTGCCCTGTTTGTCCCTGCGGAGGAGTGTGCGAGTCACTTTGAGGAAGCGGTAAAGCTCTTCGATGCCAGCGCCTTCTTTGAGCGAGTCAGGGACAAGGTTGCGGAATGCCGCTATCTTGTGTTCCTGAATAGCTCGTATGTGCGCGACGCGCAGGGCTACTTCCCCCAGCAGCTGTCCGAGGATGCTGACCCGATGGATGAATCCCAGGAGGGCAACTGGGCGGACTGCGGTGGTCCCATGCTCGTCATGGACGTATACGCAGCCTCCAAGGCCGAGGTTGCCCAGAAGATTGCCGAGGCATATCCCAATGTGGATATGGCGGTCTTCAAGATTCTCCGTTGCGACGGGGAAATGACAGAGGTGACGGCCCTTGTATAAAATCAAGAACTTGACGTCTCTGCTGCATACCGTGGAAGCCGGCAGATACGGCAGCCTACCCGTCTATACACTGCACGGGGAGAAGGTCTGGAACAGAATCGGCGACCGCGTGGAACTGCACCTTGGCAACGGAAATAATGTTCTCTGCTCTGAGAAGGTGTTCCGGAAGGTCGAACCCTTTCTGGAGGCCATTCCCAAGTCTTAAACCTGAGCGCCGCCCCTTTGTGGGCGGCGCTTTTTCTTTTTGCCTTTTCACACTCCAAATTCGAGGTTCCTCGGTTCTTAGGTTCCAATTTGCAAAATGCGGAGTTTTCCGTGCCTGCCGGTATGCTGAGACCATACAAAAGAAGTATCACAAATACAAAGAAAGTTCAGTCAACGTCCATACGGATGCTGGCTTTTATATATCAAAAAAATTTCAAAAAAGGAGAATTAAAAAATGGAAAAAATGATTCAAATTGCAGAAAGCTACGGATGGGCAGTCGATATGGACAGCGATAGCATCGAATTTAACCAGAGCAGTCCGGCGGGGGAAGATTTCTCCTTCACGGTTCTGACGAAAGACGCATCTGACGCCGAGAGTCTCGCAGCCGAAGTCCGTTCTTACGCGGACAGCTTCGATACCGAGGAACACGTCAAGATGTGGGTCGATGCGCAGGGCAGCGTGAGTGGTGTGCCAGACATCAAGACGTTGGTGGAAGACGCTGACGCCATCCAAGAGATGCTCAACGACCTTGCTGACGCTCTTGAAAATGGCGACGCCAACACAGATGACGAGGAGACTGAAGCCTGCGGCCTCGAAGGCACTTACGAGTGGCTTCTGAACAACTTCGACATCGACGGCACGGCGGGTCGCATTATCCACAATGTTTTGGAGTATGCCGACCGCATGACTGGCGACGAGCAGTATGAGTTCTTGACGGAGATGCTGGATGGAACGATTGGTCTGTCTGACCGCGAAATCAGGAATCTCTGCTGGAACTGAGTGGGGGATAACCCTATGAAGAAACTGACTGTTTTCGACTTTTGCAGCCAAATCGGTGCCGCCAGCGATGAAATCCCTGTCGTAGTTCGCGTCGGCTTGCAGGAGATTGGGCATTTTCGCAGCCTATACCAGATTCCGGCAGTCGCTATGCCGGGTATCCTGGAAGCAAAAGTGACATTCGTGACTGTCAAATGTACGCAAATTATCATCCAAGTGAAGATGAAGGATTACAACACAACCATTTGAAAACCGAAAGGAGAAGATTTCTATGTTTTATGTTTTGGATTTCCATTCTCACCGGTTCACCACCTGTGAGACCGTGGAGGAAGTGAACGAGAAGCTCAAGCAGCTTCAGGATTCCGGTGTTGCCGAGGACGAAATCTCCGTCATCAACCGACTGGTCGATGACTGTGAAATGAGTATCAACGCTTACCGGGATTTTGCACGCAGCTACTGCTGAACGCGGAAAGGAGAAGTAAAAAATGAATCAGGAAATGGTAAAAGCTGAAAAGCGATTCGCAAACCACAAGGCACGCCTCGACATTCTGGACGAAAACGTGCGCGTTCTGAACTGGAGACAGCCAGGGACGCAGGCGTACGCGATTCGTGCGGTGATGGACGGCTATCATGTGTATATCACCGGAGACCTTGGCTCTGCGGTCATTTGCCTGACGGAGACTGCCACTTTGAAGGCTCTTTCCGGCTACTGGAAGAAACCCGGCTATTTCATGGAGAAGTTTGTCTGCACAACGGACGACTACTTCTTTGATTACGAAACGGCCAAGGGTGAGCTTCGTGAGCGCAAGACCATGCTGCTGGAAGAGTATAGGGACAATCATCCCGATATGCTCGCAAACGGAGAAACAGAGTATCAGGACGACCTCGACGAGAGAGAAACGGACCTGCTGGGCAGCTTCAACTCTGAGAAGGGCTTCGCGGCAAATCCCGTTGCCTTCTCCGCATGGCTGGAGATGGACATGGACGGCGTGGAGTTCGTCCCGTATATGGGACGAACCATCGCACACCGCATTTGGCTGTGGCTGGCCGCGTTCAAGATGGCCTATGAGGCGCTTCAAGACACCTCCACCGAGCGTTACACGCAGGAGTACCTGGACGCCATTGAGCGGAATACTCCACCCCGCAACGGCGCACCCATCGGCCGAGACTCCTTCGAGTGGGCCGGATGCGCAGAAGAGTTGAGTGTCTGCAACGTAGCACATCTGCTGGCTGCCGCCAAGCGGACGCCGGGATATTTTCAGGTTCGTTCCGCGCTCTGCGGTATGCCTGTCATCAGAGAACGTTATGCGGACACAATGGCACTGCTCAACAAGGTAAAGGGTACAGACGCCTACGATATCCTTGCCCAGCTGATGCAGCAGGCGGAAAGGGAGGCGTAAAATGAGCATGACAATCTTCGATGCGTGGCACATCGGAAAGCCGCAGAGTATCTATGACCTCACGATTATGGCGCGTTGCGTACAGGGTATTCAGGAAGAAACACGAGCGGCGGATATCGCCGAAGATGTAGTTTCTTCTGCCTTGCTGCCGTGGCTCAGAAGCGCTCTTGAGTTCTTCGGAGATGACGCGGCGGATGAATTCGCCATTCTCGTCGGCGGCGCGGTCTACCCCGTCTTACTGCGGAATTCGTGGCGAGCCACATGGTTATTCCCGTCTGAGGAGCGCAAAGGCTTGGAGGAGTTCCTGACCAAACATCTGGAAGGGAAAGATGTCCCCAATCGTAAAGAAAGCATGGAAAATTTGCAGGCTGTCTGCGAGGCGGTCTACGAATTCTCCGCGCAGTCCAATCCGAGCCTCTGCTTCCTGAGCGATTCTGCCGGGAAAGACGTCTATATAAGGGGTTTTGGCTTAACAAAAAAAGCCACCCAGTACCTTGATTCGCTCTATGAGCGTTTCGAGTATACGAACGCCTGCGAAATGGACGAACGCGATTTCCCCGCGCTGAAGAAGCAGCTCGCCGCGTCTTCGGATAAGGCGGCGCTGCTCAGCAAGGCACAGGAGGAACGCGGTGCGCTCTGGGATGACGCTCTGAATGGCTGTACGCGGTTCAAGGATGCTGCCCTTACTTTCGACCTGGATGACACGGGAAATAAAGCAAAAAAGGTCGCGGAGCTTCGCAAGGCAGCCAAAATCATTTTTGAAGAAGGAAAAGGAGAGAAATGACAATGAGAACATTGGTGCGTTTTGAATATGACATTGAGAACGTGAAGCTGTTCGATATCGTGGATGGCGGCGCTGTGCATGGTGCGTTCAATGGCAACCTAACCATTTACTTCGACATGAGCGAGGATGGGAAGCTGCTGGATGAATCCAAGCAGGCGCTCCGTCTGGAGGCGCGGCGCATCTGCCGTGCGCTCAAGAACCGGGGGATGAATGCTACCGTGTCCATCCTGAACGCCGATACGAAGGCCGTATATGGCCGCGTGTTTGCGGAGCACCCTGAAATCTTCACGCTTCTCCTGTGGAACCACGGGAGAGGGAATGACCTGTCGAAGGAACAGCACGCGCTTACGCCGTCCGGCGTATACAAGGCGCTGGAGCGTATCCTCACGGACATTCGTTCCAACGCGGCGTGAGAGGGGAGGCGGAGACATGGGATGCTTTTCCTGGCTTTTTGCCGATACTGACAACACACAGAACCTGCGTACTGACCGGGCAGGCTATATTGCCTGCCCGGACGGGACCTTTATCCACGAGCCATGCTATGAAGGCTACGGCGAGTTCAACGGGCAGGATGTGTACGAACTGGTCGTTCGGTGGAACCGCGCATTCATCGCGGAGAATCCGGACTTCCTGCTTCCGCATATCCACCGCTTCTACAACGGGAGCGTAAAGCAGTACCGTCTGAAGGATTTCAGATGGTATCCGGTCATTGCAGACCTGTCCATCCCGTTTGAGCAGCTGCGTGACGCGCTCGACAAGCATCTGAGGGAACCCGTCAGCTTATACCGGCCCTATAGTGCCGAGCTTCGCGGCGTCGGCATCGACATTGCCTGCTACAACGAGGACAATGCAGCTCTTCCGTATCCCATCAAGATTACCCGGAAGATGCGGGGCGTCCACTATGAAGACCTTCCAGCAAGCAAAAATGACCCGGAACAGGGAGCGGGAATCTACCATGCCGTGAGATGGCAATAATTTTATCGGAAAGGAGAATGCCGTTTCTCCCCCACGCGCCGAAAGGCGTGGGGGGAGGAGCGGCCAACATTTTTTATGAACGTGAAAAGAAAATTTACCGCATTTGCTGCGGCTTTTTTGCTGCTGCTTTTCGCGACGCCAAGCTCCGCAGCATTAGAATTTGAGACCGATACGGAGGTGCGAGACGCAACGTATAACACTGAGCCGACTCAGAGTCTTGAAGCCGGCGTGCCGGACGGTATCCCGGAAGAAATGCTTGAGACAGAAGGTGAGACCACACGGGCGCAGTTCCTGACCATGCTGGTGAACCTCGCAAACCCGGAGCTTGATACGGTTCAGAGCACATCGTTCCCCGATGTTCCGGAGAACGCATACTACGCGCTTCAGGTGAGCTGGGCAAAGGCAAACGGAATCATAAATGGCACGGCGGCCGGCGTACTGGAGCCGGACACACCGCTGACACGGAATGAGGCCGCTGTGATGGCTGCCCGTCTGGCGAAGGCGATGGGCTGTGACGCCGCTCCGCTTTCATCCCGCACGCTGCTTGCGTGCGCTGACGCCGCGCAGGTCCCGCTTTACGCGAGAAGAGCTGTGAAATGGTGCATGGAGAACGGCATCCTGACCGCTTCAGAAAAAGGATTCGAGCCGAAAGGCACGATGAATCATAAAGAAGCTGTCGATATGATTCTCGCACTCGGCTGCTGGCTCCAGAATAACGGACCTGTTGTCCGGACAATCCCGGCGTCAGCCGTGGTGCAGGCCACAGAACAGCACGCAGCGTTGCAAAACAGAATCAATGCGATTGCAAAAAAGTACGGTGCGGTCGGTCTGTCGATTGCGTACATTAAGGACGGCCATGTATCAGATACCTTTGCGTATGGAGAGGCGGTTCGCGGAGTATCAGCCATGACAGCAGATACGAAAGTTCGGGCTGCGTCCATCTCAAAAGTGCTTGTTGGTATGGCAGCGAGCCTTTCCGCAGAAGAAGGAACGATGACTCTCGATACAGAGCTGGACACCTACCTCGGTTTTCCCATCCACAAAGCACAGGAAGGAGACCACATTACAGTCCGTTCCGTTCTCACACATACATCTTCTCTCAGGGCACCGGAGGATGTATCAAGAAGCTATGAGGGGATGAAGACGCGACTCATGTCTTCGTCTGCGACACGCGAGGTCTGTTCCGGCAACTTGGAAAACTGGCTGTATAACAACTACGCCTTCTCTGCACTGGGGCTTGCGGTCGAGCGAGCAAACAGCTGCACGATGGACGAGCTGCTTGGACATTACCTCTACCGTCCACTGTCCATCGACGCGGCATTCCGAACAGGGAGTGTATCCGATACGAAAAAACTGGCGGTGCTCTACCGTGCCGATGGCAGCACGGGCCTGTCCTACCAGGAAATGCTCAAGGCTATTGATGACGAACTGCCCGGTACGGACGGCAGTGGATTCGCAGGCGGACTCACCATCAGTGCCTACGACCTTGGAAAAATTGTGGCGTTGCTTGCCGGTGATGGCAAATACGAGGGCGCACAGTACCTTTCTCCGTCCATCGTCTCCACATTGGAGTCACACGGCGATAAGGCTGTGTCCGGCGGATTCTACCAGTGCCAGCCTCTGCGTCTGCGAGCCAATACCTATGGGCAGAGCAGATTGTTCTATCACACCGGCAGCGCATACGGTGCGTACAACCTCATGTGCTACAATCCTGACACGGGCTGCGGCGTGGTCGTACTTACCTCCGGAGCCAGCGGAAAGAAAGATACCGCCGGCATCTACGCTGTGTGCGGAGAAATCAGTAACCTGCTTTTTGCCGCAAACCCCTGAATTATCTTTCCGGAACAGAAATAAAACACAAAAGGAGAAGCAAAATGGGACTCTTAAACTACACGGTTATGGAACAGCCTTACACCGCCGCAGAAATTCTGAAAAATCTCGATGATGACGGCCAAATTTCCGGTGTCGTTGGCATCTCGCTGGATGACATCATTGAAAATGACATGGAAGGATTCGATGATATTCTTACCGAGCGTCTCGTCGGGCTGAATTGCTGCCTATCGGAAATCAGCTACGATGTCGTTGGTGTAGAGCCTGACGAAAACTTTCTGCATATCCGCGTATCCGGATATGTGGATGATGTGGATTATCTTGAGAGCCAATGCGATAAATAGTTTTTGCCACCCTTCGGGGCTAAAACTGAATCCGCATTCAGCGAACCGCAAACCGCGAGCAGGCTTAATGCCTGCTCGCTTTTTTGTCCGGATTCCAAAGGTCCATGCAAGAGCAGAAATGCACCATGAGAGGGCATATTTGCACTGTTTTTCCGGGAGGAAAGGCTTCGTTGCCTTACTGGGCCGTAAAGTTCCTCGGTTCTTGGGTTCTTGAAAGGAGAATAAGGCGTTTTCTTCATCCGCCGGTATGCTGAGACCATACAAAGGAAGTATCACATACATAAAGAAAGTTCAGTCAGTATCCCTTGCGGATACTGGCTTTTATATATCACCTAATAATTCACGAAAAGGAGAAATGAAAAAATGAGCAGCAAGATTTTTGACGATTTCCAAGAAATGTTCCATGACGAGTCGGAATTTATCGACTCTATCCGGGACATGGAAAACAACAGCGAGTGGCTCCCCGAAATCCCTCGCAAAGAGCTTCAGGTCATTCCTCTGGATGGGCCGATGTTCGTAGCGGACGCTGTGGCAAAGTATGGCGTTGACCATGATACGGCACATGATACCGCCGTCAACGATTTGCATGGTGGTTACGGTACGAACCTCATGGTTCAGTATCAGGGCACAACCTGGTGCCTGCGTGATACCGGTCGTGCGACACTCTACACCACCGCCGGTTTGATTGGCCCCGCCAATGCGAACATGGTGAAAGCGGAAGGGTTTGCCGACCTTGCGCAGTGCTTGAATATCGCTCTGCGGTATGCCAAGGGAAACGGGCTTCTCCTGCTGCGTTATGGCAAACTGTCCGCGCTGCACAGCGGCGCATCCGACGGTTACGCCATTATGCGCATCAGCGAGTTGGTCCGTATCACGAAGGAGAAGCTGAACAACCGATTCGGCGTCCCGAAGTTCAAGGAAGGGTTCAATTCCCATAGCTATACCAGCGCTGTGTGGGAGCTGCCCGACGTCCGTGACGACCTCATTGACAAGTACCAGAAGGCGCTTTCGAACGCGGTCTCCCGCAATCATGCTGTCAACTGGATGCCCGTTGTTCGACTGTCTACCAGCGACACAGCGACCAGTTCGGCAATTCTGATGCCGAAGCTGATGTCCCCAGGCGGGGCCTTCTCCTTCGCCATTGGAAAGGGCATTCGCGTCGAGCACAAGAAGCTGGCGGCAGGGAAGTACGGACTGGAGAAGTTCGAGGATGAAGCGGACGGACTGTACGCGCTGTTTGAGGATGGCGCTGCCATGATGCAGAAGATGGGAAGCATGGAAATCTCCAATCCCGTCAACTGCCTCGTCGGTATCTGCTCCTACCTGAAAATTCCAAGAAAGTACGCTGACCCGGCGCGTGAGGAGGTTGACACCTTCGTTATCAACTCGCCGCGTATGTCTGCGCTGGACATCTACCTGAGCATGGCACAAATCCCCACCTACGCCAAGCACGCAGGTGCGAGCGATGCGAAGGTTCTGGAGTTGGAAGAGCTTATCGGAAAGACGCTGAACCTCAACTGGTCCGATTATGACATCGGTGGAACAGTTGCTTGGAAGTAAGTGATTACGGCGGTGTGCGGAGCAATCCCACACCGCCGCCCATGAAAGGAGAACTGCTTATGTATGTCGAAAAGACAGATACCTACACCTGCGATTTCTGCGGCCACAACGCGAAGTGGGACGCCTCCGATGACGTCCACGGGGAACTGTGGTCGTGTGAGGCGGAAGGATGCGGAAAGGTTTTTTGCTCCAAGTGCTTCATCAGCGCGTTTGGACAGGAAATCTACATGACCATGATGCAGAGCGGCGAAAACGTCCTCTGCCCGGAATGTGCGAAGAAAAAGTACAAAAAGGAGAATGAGAAATGAAAGTTGAAATCAGAGACATCACAAAGGAAGAAGCTGTTCCGTATGGCGATAACGCGGACATCGTTCTGGCAGAACGAAAAGCGGTTGTGTTCACTGATGACGCGGGCAACACCGGAAAGCTCTATATGAAAGAAGAAGATGTGGAGCTGCTCGGTGAACAGTACATTGCAGAAAATTCAAAGATGGAGTATAGCGAGGTTTGCAAAGAGTGGTTTCCGAGCGTGTCGTGGAACGCATACAAGAACGACCAGACACGCAATCCGCCGAAGACCATTGATGTCGAGTTCGTTTGCGACATGGATGGCGAATGCACAGAAATCTGGCGCAGACTCGACACCGGCGGCTACCTCATGCGGAAACTTTGCAACGAACCGTTCGCTCGTTGGCTGACCTGCCACGAATGCGGTGCCTCGTGGATGGACGGGAACTGCATCCGCCCGAACGTCACGTTTCGGAATGGGACGCAGACGGAAACCGTCCTCTACGATGACTGGAACGGAACCGCTGCATACAACAGCACGTTCAATCCGAATTTCAAAAAAGGAGAATAAGAAATGAGTTATTTTGAATGCAATCTGCCTGATTCCTGCCCGCATATCTGTGCGGGAAAACGGTCCTACTTCGAGGACACGGTGAAAGTCATTAAGGCCCGTATGGCAAAACTCGATGACGCGCTCGCAAAGTCCGGCATGGACGGCGCGGCGTTCGCGAAGACGGCCAAAATCCTGTTTGACAACAGCTTTGACCTGTTCGAGCGGATGGACAGCGTGGAACTTGCCATGTGGGTTCAGAACAGCTACGACGGGAAGCCTATCGAGCATCGCTTCGAGTGGCCGAATGCGGAGGTCGTCGTTGACTGCGCTTTCGTGCAGACGAAAGAGTGGGAGGCCCTTCGTCACTTCGGCATCGGCGGCTCTGACGCCGCCGCCATCCGTGGCGAGAGCCGGTACAAAACGGCGCAGGAGACCTACCACGACAAGGTGGGCACCCCTGAACTCATTCCGTCTAATGATGCCCAGGCCGTCTTCGAGCGTGGACACATCATGGAAGATAGAGTCATTGACGCCTTTCTGAAGCTGACTGGCTTCAAGCGGATTCCCGAAACACGGATGTTCCGTTCCCGGAAGTACCCGCATCAGACGGCGAACATTGATGGCATTGTCATCTCGCCGGATGGCCGCATCTTTGTCTTTGAGGCGAAAACGACCGTCGCGGAAAACTGGGACGCATGGAAAGACGGCAAGATTCCCCGCTCTTATGTCCCGCAGACGCGCCAGTATCCGGCAGTGCTGGATGATGACCGCGTGCAGGGAACATACATTGGCTGCCTGTTCATTGTTGACCTTATCGTTGGGGGACTTTACGTCGGCAGTGCGTACAGCGGCGAGCAGTTCGTCGCCCGCTGCGTCGAGCGCGATAAGCTGGCGGAAGACGACCAGCTGGCAAACGGAGAAGAGTGGTGGAACACCTATGTGGAGCCGAATGTGGAGCCGGAGGCTTCCGGTATCCCGAAGAAGGATATCGAAGTCATCCGAACCTATCACAGCGGCTATGCAGACCCCAGTGCCGATGCTGTCGATATGACGCACGACTTGGATATGCTGGCCGCCGCAAATGAGTGGCTCACGCTTGGTGAAAACCGCGTCGCGAAGCAGAAGGAAGTCGATGCCATCAAAGAGCGCCAGGATGCTATCTCTGAATTGTTCATGCTCAAGCTGAACGACGCCGTAGAGGGACGTATCAATCTTCCCGACAATGAGTTTATGGAAGTCAAATGGAGTCCGCGTTCGAGAACGAACGTGGATATGGAAACTCTGAAAATCCGCTTCCCTGATGCGTACAATCAGTGTGTGTCAGTAAATCCGGAAAGTTCACGGGTCTTCAGCATCAAACGGAAAAAGGTGCGTACTCGCAAAAAGTGATGCTTCTTCAATGAGAGGAGAAATGAAAAAATGAGACACATCAGCCACAGACGCTGTGCCTCCGGAAGGAGGTGACAGCCTTTGTGTAACGATATCAACCAGACGCTGAAGGAGGAGGTGCGCTGCAAACACTCCTTCACCATCCATTCGGCGGACGGCTTCATGGTCGTCCGCTATAAGGATGCGGATACCGGTGAGTATCTCGTCGCGTGCGGAAGCAACCTTCCGACGGCAAGCGACATCATCTACACCCTTCACGGAAAGTGGGGAATGAGCAAGAATGGGAAGTATGGACGCCAATTCGAAGTAAGCTACTTCGATATGGAGCAGCCAAAAGGTAAGGCGGCCATTGTCTCTTATTTTTGCAGCTTGAAATGCGGTATCGGGAAAGTCGTTTCCGGGCGTATCTACGCCAAATGGGGCGATGGCGTCTGGAATGTACTGGAGTCTGACCCGTCTCAACTCAAGGCTGTCAATGGCGTTACTGATAAAACAGTAACAAAGCTGATGACCAGACTGAAAGAGACGGAGTTTCAGCGGCAAATCATTGCAAAGCTCGGCGATGCAGCGGCGGCGATTACGCCAAAGATGCTCAACGACCTGGTACGCTACTGCAACAAGAATGAGCTTGACCCGCTGGATACCGTTGAGCATCATACTTATTCCCTGATGCTGGTGCGAGGCTTCGGCTTCGAGACCGTGGATAGGCTGGCGCGTGCGCTGCCGGATTTTGACCCCGCGAGGTCGGCACGCCTTATCGCATCCCTTGCTTATATTTTCGAGCAAAAATCTATGGAAGGCCATGTGTGCGTTCCAAAGGACGAACTGCTCGGTGAGATGACCAGGGTGCTTAATGCTGGCTTCCATAACGCGGTGTCCGAGGACAACTGCAAAGAGGCGCTGAACTTAGCGTATAAGATGAAGACCATCAAGGTCACAGCCAACATGGTCTATTCCACCAAATCCTTTGAGGAGGAGACGGGGATTGTCAAAGATATTCGCCGCATTATGAGCGCTTCCGATTCTAAAATCACAGAAATTGATACCTTTATCGAAGAGTACGAAGATGCGAACTTCAAGCTGGCCGACAGCCAGCGAGACGCCGTACACGGTGTTTTTGAGCATCAGGTCGAAATCATCACTGGCGGACCCGGCACGGGCAAAACAACAGTCACAAAGGCTGTTCTCTATGTCCATCAGCAAGTGTTCGGTGGAGATTCCAATGCTGTGCTTCTGGCTCCGACGGGAAGAGCCGCAAGAAGAATGTCTGAGGCGACCGGCTTTCCGGCACAGACCATTCATTCTGCTATCGGTTACACCGGAGTACCGGAGCTGGACAACCGCAACGAGGGCTTCCTGGAAGGGAACTTGTTTATTATTGACGAGTCCTCCATGATGGACCAGTTCATCGCTGCGAAACTTCTGTCCATGATTCCTGATGGAGCAAAGGTCGTCTTTGTCGGCGACCCTGACCAGCTGCCATCTGTCGGTGCTGGTAATGTGCTTCGTGAAATGATTCGCAGCAAGGCTGTTCCAACAACCAGACTGAGCGTCATTTTCCGTCAGGCACAGGATAACCCCATTGTTGGGAATAGCCTGAAAATCAACCAGGGCTGCACAAACCTCACTTTTACTAACACATTCTGTTTCATTGAGCGGTCTGCACCGGAAGAAATTCTCCGCACCGCCTGCGCGTTCTATGTGAAAGCGGTGAAGAAATTTGGTCTGGAGAATGTGATTCTGCTGAATCCGTTCCGGAACAAGGGCCTGCTCTCCGTCAACGAGTTCAACCGCCAGCTCCAGAATCTTATCAATCCGCCCATAGAAGGGGAGGAGAGCATCAAGATTCGAAAGCTGGAGTTTCGTCCGCGTGATTTGGTCATGCAGACGAAAAACACGGAAATCGCTATGAACGGCGATATCGGCGTTATCCATGAAATCAGCAAAATGCCGGACCCGGACGATATGAACAGATGGACTTACATCGCGTCTATCGAATTCAACGGGGACGGCAAACGCCATGACTATACGCCTGAGATGATGCAGGACCTTGACCTTGCTTACTGCACAACCGTGCATAAAAGCCAAGGCTCAGAGTACCAAACCGTCATCATGGTGGTATCCGAGGAACACAAAGTTATGCTCAAGCGCAATATCATCTATACGGGCGTGACGAGAGCCAAGCAGAACGTCGCGTTGATTGGTCAGACAGAGGCGCTCAACACCGCCATACTGAACAACCAGACAGATGTTCGGCACACCCTTTTGGGCGACCGGCTTCACGCTGCGTTCACGGTGAAAAGTTGAAAAGCTGCGCGTCTTCCTGAAAAAGGAGGACGCGCAGTTTTTTTGTATATTTTCGGCCTTTTTGGATATTCAGTCAGAAATAAATTGACTAATAGGTGTATATGTGGGATAATATATAGAGCGGAACCCCAAAAATTTTGAAAGGAGAAATTTTGCATGAATAGGAAAAACCGTGTGTGTTCCGCCGCACTCTCGGCAGTTCTGACGCTTACGCTGGTCACAGCACCGGCACAAGCTCTCGGCACTGCTGGGGCGGAGAGGACAGAAGGAGACTATGCCGTAATGCAGGCCGTGTCCGGCCCCAGTATCGGCGAAATCGACAGCAGCGGCATCATCTACAACGGAAAAGCACAGACGCCGACGCCAAAAATCACAGTGGGCGGCACGGAACTGGTTGCTGGTACTGACTTCCGGATGGAATACAGCAACAATGTTCACGCCGGCACGGGAATTGCGTACATTCTCGGAATGGGGAAGTATGCAGGGTATGTTGACAGCTGTGAGTTCACCATTCACCCCGCTCAGTTAGTCGTGAAGGTGGACGATGTGCAGGATGTCAAGGACCCGGCCTCCTACACCTACACGATTCTTCAGGGAACACTTGCTTCCGGAGATTCGCTTGGACAGCCGCAGTATTCCGTGAAGGATAACGGGAACCGCACCAAGACGGTCAGCGCGACCTTCCAGGACAACGCCGATTACGAAATCACGGTTCTGCCCGGTACTCTGACGATTGTCCAAACGCTCGGCACCGTCGTTATCAGCGGCCCGTCCAATGTCTTCTACAACGGCAGTGCTCAGACGCCGAAGCCCACCGTTCAGGACGCTTCCACCGGAAAGACGCTGACAGAGGGACGGGACTACAATCTCGTTTACCGCAACAACGTCAATGCTGGCAAGGCCAGCGTCACCATCAACGGAATCGGCAGCTACAGCAAGGTCAGCGAGGTGCGTGAGTTCACCATCCAGGCAGCTCCCATCACGGTGCGCATCCGCGACGTGCGTTGCAGCATCCGAGATACCGACCCGACCTTCCGCTATGACATCACCAGCGGCAGCCTCGCCCCCGGCGACAGCCTCGGTTCGCCTCGTTATTCCGTCTATTCCAAGACGGGCTACTCTTATGGCCCGTACTTTGGCATCCGTGCGGAATTCCCCGTGAACCCGAATTATGCTATTACGGTTCGTGAAGGAACAATGACCTACTATGATGTCAAGGTCGATGATGACGTCATTAGCACGGACTTCCGCGTGGTTGTCAATGATGTCTACTATAACGGCACCTACCAGGAGCCGACGGTAAAGGTCTATGACCGCTATAACAACCGTCTGACGGAAGGCGAGGACTACACTCTGAGCTTCTCCAACAACAGACAGGTTGGCACGGCAACTGTCTTTGTTACCGGCATCAATAGTTACCGAGGCTCGTATGCCACGGAGCATTTCGAAATTCTTTCCAATCACTCCAAACCGACGAATGACCGGTATACCATCGACGCTTCCGCTTCCGATGGCGGCCGCATTTCTCCGTCTGGCACGAATACCGTGCGGGATGGTGCGGATAAGACTTTCAACTTCTATGCGAACAGTGGCTATGAGATTATCGGCGTCTATGTCGATAACGAGTATGTCGGAACCAAGAGCAGCTACACCTTCCGCGATGTCAGCGAGGACCACGAGATTTACGTTGAGTTCGCAAAGCGTAATTCCTCTAACTCCAGATATGACATCACCATTCGCTCCAGCTATGGCGGTACGGTAACGCCCAATGACAGCGGCAGTGTCACCGTTGCCAGAGGAAATAGCCGCACGTTCTACTTTGAACCCGATGCAGGCTATCGGATTTCTGCCGTTTATGTGGACGGTTCTCTGGTTTCCACCCGCAACAATCAGTACACCTTCACCAACGTCAGAGATGACCACCGCCTCGACGTGGAGTTCACCAGAATCAACGGGTACTGGGACAATGCCGGCAACTGGTATCCCGGTGGACCGAACCATGACTGGACTCCGGGCTGGAAGAATCCGTACTATGACGTGAGCAACTCTGCATGGTACTACAATGAGCTGTGCTACATGACTTCTCGCGGCATCGTCAACGGTGTGTCCAATGACGTATTCTCCCCGAACACGCCCGTTTCTCGCGGTGAGCTGGTTCTGCTCCTGTACCGTATCTGCGGAAGCCCAAATCCCGGACGTCACACCTACTTCAACGATGTCGCTGCTTCCTCTCCCTTTGCTCATGCAATCTACTGGGCTGCGGAGAACGGCATTGTCACCGGCTACGGTGATAACTCCTTTAAGCCGTATGCCGCCGTTACTCGTGAGCAGGCAGCCGCTATCCTGTACCGCTACGCTACCTACCGTGGCTTCGCTTACTATCAGGAGACTGGCGTGCTGAACGCTTACGCTGATTTCTACGCGGTTTCTTCTTACGCCGTTCGCCCGCTGAGCTGGGCAGCGACCAATGGCATTGTCGTGGGGCAGTCGAACCAAACGCTTGGTCCGCAGTACCACATGACGAGAGCTGAAACCATTGTCATGCTCTATCGCTTCTGCACCATGTTCGGCCAGTGAACCGCTGGGGTTCTTGAGTTCTCAGGTTCCGAACAGACAGGTTTTGAAAATTGAAAATCGTAGGGTATGATGGCGTTACATTAAAGAAGTATCTCTCATGAAATTGACTTGATACTTCGCTGGGACAAGCGCATTCGGAACTGTCCGCAGGGAAGAATCGCTTGTCCCATTTTTTTAATGTGCAAGCTACAACCACAAAAATTATTTCGAAAAGGAGAAAAAATCATGTCTGAGTACACCAACAACCTGAACGTCGTCTCCACCTACAAGGGCGAAAAGAGCGTCAGCATCAACGGCACGTTCCAGTGCGGCATCCACTTCCCCAAGAGTGGGGCAAAGCCGTTCAAGGTCATCGAGCGCACATCCAAGAACAACAAGCAGTACAAGCAGATTGCCTGTACTGTTGTTATCTCCCCGGATGACCGCAAGAACAACAACGGCAATCCTTTCTCTTCTGTCTATTACGATGGGAAGTACCTGACCTTCAAGGAGTTCCTGGAAACCACCGGCGTCGAGCTTATCAAGGGCAAGCTGTATGCCGGCGTGTTCATGGACCGCAGCACGATGGGCCTGTATCAGGTCATGGGCGACCCCAATTTGACCTTCAAGCAGAACATCGTTCTCTCCGGCGAACTGTCCGTCTATACGGATAAGGAAGGGAAGAAGCGTGCCGCTTTCGGCCGCGTGTCCCTGTTTGCCAAGGACCATGTGGGAGCCGATAAGGTGGAAAAGGAGAACGCAAACGTCATGCTGGAGAGCGGCGGCAACGCGCAGGCGTCCGGCGGTAGTCCTGCCGCATACGCTTCCGCAGCGCCCGCTATGAACGATGACGGCTTTATCGACATCTCTGATGATGACGGTGAGCTGCCGTTCTGATTCGGCACATACAAAGCAAGGAGACACCGATTTCTCGGTGTCTCCTTTGTTGTAAAAACTTTTTAGGGAGATGCAACATGAAGGAGAAAGAACCCAAAATTGCCTCATTTCGGAATGCTACGACCATCTATATGGGCCATGCAAACGGACAGGACGGGGAGTGGGACCTGTTTTACAGCGTACATTTCGAGGACCGTTCCGCCGAAAGAAAATGCTCCGTTGAGAAGGCTGGAATTATCCTTGGCACCATTTTCGAAGACGCCATCTTCGCCGATAAGGTCTCCGAGGATATCGTGCTGTCCCGCGCTTCTCGCCGCCAGTCTTACGACTATGTTGAGAAGCGGCAGCGTTTTCAGATTCTGGACATGGTGAACAAGGTTTCTTTCATCCTGGAATTGTATCCGAGAACGAAGGAAATCTACGCCATCACAGTCCTCACACAGGACAGAGAGGCCATCAATAAAAAAAGAAATACCGTTGTCATAAAGATTCTTCCAGCTGTTGAGCGGGAGGATGTCGTGGAATCAAAAGTTGTCTATTATGATTACGACTTGCGCATCCGGGCATTCAAGAAACTGTACGAGCAGGTTATGGATGCGTCCTGCCTGCCTTGCGAAGATTGAGTTGCCACAGCAGAAAGAATCACACAACAAGACACATCAACAGGGTAGCATAGCTACCCTGTTTTTTTGCGTGTTGATGAAAAAAGATTATTCGAACAGCTCCCCCTCCTCGTCAGCGAGTGTCTTTAGATACTTAAACACCGTCTCAAACGAATCAGGCGAGTGGTCATACTCTGTAATATGATTGAGCGCAAAGTAAGGTTCAACCATATTCACAACCATGAAGATGGGTAGGTGGTTGTCCTGTGCGAGTTTCACGATGCGTTCTCGGCGCTCAGGCAGTAAAAAGATATCGTCGATGAACCCGCACAGGGCGTAGAACTCGTTGTCATCAGGTGTGAGGGGAGCAACTGGCAGATTGGCAGTCTCCGGTATATCGTGGCCGGAAAAAGACTTCTTGTTCATAAAAACCTCCACAAAAAAGAAATATGGTGAATGGACACAGTTTCACAAAGAACTGTCCATCCACCATATTATTGAAGGGGAGAAATGAAAAAAATGATGCAAACGTGTTATCCATCGTTGCAAGTATATTATACCAAATTTGCATTAAAAAGTCAATCCAATTTTGAGGATTCCAAGAAAACCATTCCAATTTGCAAGAATTCTTGGGTTCTTGGGTTCCTTGTGCAAGAATGGGCCATTTCTCATATTTATCGCTATGCTAAGAACATACCAAGGAAGTATCACAAACAAAAAGAAAGTTCAGCCAGCGGTTATAGACCGCTGACTTTTATATAAACAAGACTATTTTATAAAGGAGAAATAAAAAATGAAACTGGTACTTGCAAAACAGGATTTCCGGAATAGCGATGCTTGGTCTGAGGTTTGCGATACGCTGGGCCTGCCGGATAATACTACACAGGTCGAGATATCCGCATCCGCAACGAAAGTCCGCACGGTAGAACATCCAGCATGGGAAGAAAAGGAATTTTGGCAGAATTTGGTTGCCGAGCACATTATGGGCGTAGATTTGGTTGATGCAGTACGCAACGGCGAAGTCGATGGCCTGAAAATCGAGCCGAGTGAGGATGAAGCGGGCTATGTGAAGATGATGATGCGTCGGCGTCTCAAAGACAACGAGCAATGGGACAGCGAGACTGTCGAAGATGACCCCTACGAGCTGTCTTCCGCAATCTTGTCGAGCCTGACAATCCGTAACTGTCAGCAGCTTCTCAAGCCGTATCTGGAATAATTCCAGTTATTTCAACTCATCTATATTGGCACTGCTTATATCAAACATCAAATATGAACGATTCCACAAATATTGTAAAGGAGAAATGAAAAAATGAAACTGACAACAGAAGAAAAGGCAAAGCTGAAATCCAATATTGAGAAAATCAAGGCATACATCGAAGCCGAAATCAGCCCGAAGCTCTGTGGTGAAGCGATTACTGTCTATTTTGGCAATGTGGTACACTTTGCCAACGGCACCACCGGGAAGCAGTATCGTCTCTATGTAGACGGACGCAGTGTTTGCGGAGGTGCAGGGAATCTGTGCATGAACCTGCTGCCAACCGGCACGCAGGAATTCGGCTGTTCTGACTTCTGCACTCGTTCGGATGCTGGCCTTGAGCTGATTCATTCGTGGCCTGCTATCAAGCAGGAACTGCTCCAAAAGGTGCAGAATGTTGCGGAGCGCAAAAGCAGCCTTGACAATTTTGAACTTTGAAAGAGAGGATATGCAATGTTGAGCAATGTGAAACTGACTGCGGCCAATGTTCCACACAAGGACAGCCTGACCACGGAAGAGAAGGCAACTCTGTGGAAGAACATTTCTTCAGCCCTTATTGAGACTGGTCGTCCAGGAATCAAGCGACTCCTGAACTGGATGCAGTCGGACTGTGGAAACGGCGTGATGAACTATGTCAACGCGCCCGCATCTACGAAGTACCACGGGAACTATCCTGGCGGTTTGATGGAGCATTCCTGGAATGTCTATGTATGGCTGACTATCATCGTAGGCAACGCCAACTCCATGAAGGACGCCGACGCGCAGCTCAAGAACGAGGAAAGCAAGGCAATGATGGACTCCGCTGCCATCGTCGCGCTTCTCCATGACATCTGCAAGGTCGGGTTCTATTCGATGGAACCGAAGAACCGGAAGACGTATGACGCGGAGAAGGTGAAAAACGCCCTTCAAAAGGACGTAAAGCACGACAGCCTCGGAGATTTTATCTGGGAGACGGTTATGAGCTACACCGTGACCGATACGCACAAGTTCGGCCACGGAGAGGCCTCCGTTGCCATCATCGAGAAATTCCTCGGCGTACTGGGACTTACCACGGAGGAGCGCATGGCTATCCGCTACCACATGGGAGACTTTGCGAATGAGCGCGAGACCAGTGAGGTCTATAATCGCTACCCGCTCGCTGCTATGCTCCACATGGCGGACCTTGCTGCGACCTACCTGGAAGAGCGTGAGTGTACGGACCAGATGGATGTATTCTGGGATACCGTTAAGGCATTTGCGCGGCCGGTCAAAGCGCCTGAGCAGGCTCAGCCTGCCACAGCGGATGCACCTAAGCCTGATGCGGAAACACCCTCAAAACAGGAAATGCCTCGCGGCCCGTTTCCGGGGCAGGGCTGACATGGAGCAATGCAAAAAGGCGTAGATTCCTACAACTAAACTGTGGATTGGCTGAGCCTGACTCCTTGTCAGCTCAGCCAATCCCACCGCTTAATTGGAAGAAGAAGTTAAAAAGGAGGAGAATGCACTATAGATATTCAACTATCCAACAATAAAGAAAAAGTCATCGTCTCCGATTTGCCGGACATGGGAGGGAAAGATATCATCATCCCATCTGCTATGTGGCCGCTCAACGGAAAAACAGGCATCGTCCTGAGCCACGACAATACTGTGCCGTGCAAAGATGACGGTATCCGCTCTGTTTTTGATGGGATGCAATTCACTGTTGGAGGCTGTTACCACAACGCTTTCATTTTGCGTGAAGCATTGAGGAACGCCGGCTATCAAGCTGACACTTATGCTGGATGGCTATTCGTGGGAGATACGATTCCTGCCCATCATTGTGTCGTCATCCTCAATGAGGACACCGTATTGGACCCGACTGTTATCGACTACCGAAAAATGGCGCTTGATAAATTGGACAAGAGAGAAGCTGTTGTGGACTTCCTCAAGTCCATGCAGGACAAGCCCAAAAGCAGTTACACCACTTTCGGGCAAGTCTTGCCCGGAATGATGTACTTCGTATCCAAATGCGAAGCTCGTGCAGCACATCGGACCAGAGCGAAGCTGGAAAAAGCATACCAGAACCACCCGGCGTTTGGCCGATTTATGAAGGGAAAGAGCCAGACGCCCATACAGGAAATGATTGCGAACGCTGGGATTTCTAATTTTTGAAAGGAGAAATGAGTTATGGAAAAGAATCTTGAGCTGACTATCCGCATGGATAACGACCATGTTGAAATCGACATTTACGAACCCGAATCGGGGGAGTGTTCTCAAATCGACGCTCCGCTGAGTTTCGACGAGCATCCTGAGTTCGATAAGAACATCGGCGACGAAATCTACAGCTGGCTCTCGCTCTGGGCAGACGAGTTGGCTGGCAAGAACTAATCGAAAGGCCCCCACAATTCTGGGGGCCTTTTTTCATCATTTTATTGACAATCAAGATGTTATGTGGTATAATACAAACATAAATTGAAGGAGGCAAAACACGCGGGTGCTTCGGCAGGAGCAAATGCCCGTCGGTTCGAATCCGACCGCCCGCCATTTTTTCTTTCTCCCTTTTCATTCAAATACATCTGCCCTGGCAGGCGGCGTCGTAGTCTGCCTTTCTCCTTCAGTATATATGCGGGTGCTCCGGCAGGGGCAAACGCTCGTCGGTTCGAATCCGACCGCCCGCCATTTTTTTCTTCTCCTTTTTACCCATACATCTGCCCCGGCAGGCGGCGTTATAGTCTGCCAATCCCCCCCTTAAAGCAATATATGCGGGCGCTTTGGTAGGAGAGCGCACTCGCCGGTTCAAATCCGGCCACCCGCCGTTTTTTCAACTTTCTCCATTCATGAAGCGCCCTGGCAGGCGGCATCGTAGTCTGCTTTCTCCTCTAAAAACTGTTTATGCCGGCAGAAGTCTGGGCGGATTCAGCTTCTTAATCCAAAAGGATGTAGAGTTCACGGGTTCGAATCCCGTTGCTGGCGCACTCGTCGAGATTACGACCCCGGCAGACGGTCCCAAAGTCTGCCCACGAAATATTGAGGTGTAGCCAAGTGGTAAGGCATGGGACTTTGACTCCCTGACTCGCTGGTTCGAATCCAGCCATCTCAGCCATTCTCCCAAAGAGAAAAATGCTGGCATAGCTCAGTTAGCAGAGCGACGCACTCGTAATGCGTAGGTCGTCGGTTCGAGTCCGACTTTCAGCTCCAGAAATAAAACATTAGAAAAGGAGAATGGCAATGTTGGATTCAGCAGACTTAAAGCAAGCATTAAAAGTCACCTCAGCTGACTTAAAGCAAGCATTAAAAGTCACCAATCGGAACGAACGAGCGGCGGATGCGGTAGCTGCATTAGTCGGGAAAAGCGTGGCGCTTAATGCTATTCCAAAACTGTCGGATATTCCTGAGAAAACAGAAGAACTTGTCCGCCGCAAACAAATTCTGGCTGATATGTACGGCTTTGTTGAACAAAACTATGCCAGCGTTTTGATTTCGGGGCATCTCTTTCAACACGGCGATGAAAATAGGCAGGCGTTTGCCACAGCATACCGCGAATTGTATCACGCATTGATGGATTATATCAACCACTCAATGCGGGGCATGGATATGCTCTATAAGGCTGATGATTGCGAATGTCCGCCGTGGTATATCTGGAACACCAGCAAGGAAGATTTTGTGAATGAATGGGAAGCCCAATATTCCATGAAGTTTGGCGATACGATGGCGGCTATGAGTCAGCAGCAGGACAAAATGCTGGGAACTATCACTGAATATGCCGCTAAAGTACGAGATGCCTTTGCTGCATATTCGGTAGACTACAGAACCGATTCACCGGGGCGTGGCGTTGAAGTATTGCAGCAATATAAGGAATATTGCTCCCGAAATCCTGTGCAGCAGCATTGGGGGTAAGCACACCAAGCCGCCTTTGGCGGCAAATATGGGCCGGTATTCCGTAGCAGGTAGCGGGCCAGACTGTAAATCTGGTGCCTCACGGCTCGGCTGGTTCGAGTCCAGCACGGCCCACCATCTCTTAATATGCTATCGTGGTGAAATTGGCAGACACGGCAGACTCAAAATCTGCTGCCGGAAACAGCGTAAGGGTTCAAGTCCCTTCGATAGCACCATCCCGGTATGCGGGCGAGGAAGCGCAAAAAGCTAAGTGATTGGCGGCTGGCATCATTGCTAAGTGCTGGGCGGCTGGCAGGAAGGCGTCCGCGACCGGGAGCCGAGCAAAATGCTGACATAGCTCAGTTGGTAGCGCAGCACATTTGTAATGCGTAGGTCGCCGGGTCAAGTCCGGCTTCCAACTTTATTTGGTCTCTTAGCTCAGTTGGCAGAGCACCTGACTGTTAATCAGGGTGTCGCTGGTTCGAGTCCAGCAGGGACCGCCACAAGAGATAGGCTTAACAGAATATAGTGGTGAGAACCCACCGGGGCGGTATCCATTCCGTGCCGACAGGGCAGTAAAAGCCGTTTGCCCAGCCATATCTCTTTCCTTCGGTGCCATAGACGAATTGGTAAAGTCATCAGCCTTTCACGCTGAAGAGTGCGAGTTCGAGCCTCGCTGGCATCACCATAGCCTCGCTGAAAACTGCACTGCTCGGATGTGTCCGGCCTGATATCAGTGTGTGACAATCTAAGCGGGGCTATGCCATCCGGGACGGTCCCGGACCAGAGGACCTGGGCGGGTGTTCGATTCCCCAAGCCGTGTGGTTCGACTCCACACGGCAACGGTTGACGGTCCTCTCTTCACCTTAAACCGCTTGTGGTGGGTTCGATTCCCAACCGTCCCTGCCATATATATCGGGGTGCCTGGAGATGGTTCCAGTCCGGCCTCATAAGCCGGTTGACGCGGGTTCGAGTCCCGCCCCCGAAACCAGTTGCCGAGTCGCTCTCGGCTGATGTGAGCGTGTGCAGAAAGCCTCACGAAGAATGACAATGCCCGACAATTCAGGCGCGGAGCCGGTGGGTATACACGGCGGCTTGCGAAAGCGCCCATGACGCGCAAGTAAACGATGCCTCGATTGTCGGGAGCTGCAACAAGCAGCGTTGGTGTTTAACGGTCAGCACTCCGGTCTTCCAAACCGGCGGTGCCGGTTCGAATCCGGTACGTTGCTCCACGTCCAGTGCTCGGACAAAGTACACGTCTGAACGGTCTGCCCACAGATAGAGCACATCAGGGCAGGGGAAACGGGGACTCACGGGGGCTAACCGCAAGCAGCCGCCCCGCAGCGGTGACAGTCCGGAGAGACGGGCAAGCAGCAGCCAGCAAAAGCGGCGTCGCAAACTATCCGTTTTTCGCGGGTTTGTCTTGTGATGCCGCTTATTTTTTGAATTTTTTGCCCACCGAAAGGAGCTTACACATGGAAAAAATCACACGAAAAGTGACCGCTACGGTCATCCATTATTCCGAGGCCGTTTTGGAGAACGGTATGCCGGCATTCAAGGAATGTCCGTCCGAACTGGTCGCAGATGCTGTCGATTCCGCTCAGGCCCTCGCTTATCTGCGCAAGAAGTACGGAACAGACCGCTCTTTCCTCGTGACTGGTCTGGAGACGTCCACAAAGAAGTATGAGATGGACCTGGCTCTGTTCGTAAAGACCGCCACGCCGGTCATGGAGGTAAATGCTGTACCGGACGCAGAGCCGGAGGCTGAACAGACTGCGCCTGCTACTCCCACTTCGGAAGCGCCTGCTGCCGCAGTTGAGGTAGCCGCATCCGCACCTGTTCAGGAAGCCACTCCTGCACCCGTAGCTGCGGAGTTTACTCCCGCGCCTGTTGCGCCTGTCGCACCGGTTGAGCCTGCTGCACCTGCCACCGAACCCGCTGTGGCCGTTGCCGTTCCCGCAGGCGAAGTTGAAATTTAACCGTCATGCACAGCAGAGCGAAAGAAAGGGCAAAACTTCTGACAGCTATTGCCGGTGTTGCGCTGATAGTTGCGGCAGTTGTCGGAATTGCTATCTCACTGATGACCGGGATGCCGTCGGGAGGCGGCATCTCAGGTCAAGTAACCATTCAGCCCTATACAGAGGATTCACTTGCAGATATGGATGCAAAAGGAACCTTCTGCAAGTCCGTGCTCTCCACAAAGGTAAACAGGAAACTGGAGAAGAACGGATATTTAATGCTGGACACGAAGAAAGAATACGAAAAGTACCTGAGCGAATACCTTGACATCGTGCAGGTGGAGCCGGAACAGGTCCCGCTCGTCGATGACTGGTATGCCGCCGGATATAAGGCGATTGTTTTCTCTACAGATGCCTACGGAACAGAGGTCAATCTGGTGGCCGCCGAGCAGTATATCGGGGACGAGAGCGTTAAAATCGTCATCGAACCGGCAGAAATCAATCCTGCCTTCCAGTTCAGCCAGGATATCTCTAACTGCAAGCAGACCTCTGTAATTGTCTATATTCAAGCGGAGGTTCTGGATAATGCGGAAAGCATTGAATTTCTGGTGAAAGGAGAGAGTTGAAAAATGGCAAACCGAACGCTGAAAACGCAGCCGGGCGTCGATGCCTGGTGCAGTCTCCCTGACAAGCTGCTGTCCGAACAGGGGAAAGCCCTGGTATCTTCTGACCCTGACCTGAGCGAGCGGACACTTCGCCTACTGAGTGAAATTGAACAGCATAAGGACGAGGACATGAAGTGTTCCTTTGAAGATGTGTGTTTCTACGATAAAGGAGGACACTCTAAATCCGTTGGACTGGCCTGCCTGTCTATCTGCATCAAGGCAAACCCGTATGCTTCTCTCGCAGAGGTTGCGGCCAGGTATTCCGCCATGAGAAACAAGAACTTTGCGGCAGTCGCAAGAGCATTGGTAGACCTGAAGCACGAGAAGGGTTCTTTCATCGTTTATTCCAGGAATAGGCATGACGGAACTATTCAGGTAAACGCCTGGATGCCGTTCATCGTCAACGCGGGGCATGAGCTGCCTCCTGTGAAGGGAAGTGCTACCATTGCGTAGAGCCATCTATAAAGGCGTTGTAGTAGGTGTCCTGATTCTTGGCATCGCATATTTTTGGCACGAGCAGGGAGAGCTTTATATGGACGTCCTGCGCCATATCCCTCAAATCCTGTTTGAAGGATACCAACCTGCGGCGTTTGACCCAGAGGTTCAAAAGAAATTTGGAATATGGGTCCTGACGGAATGCCTACTCGCCGTATTTCTGCTTCCTAACGGCAGAAAGCGTAGGAAATGGGAGAAGGATGATGACGAGGACGAGGACTGAGCGAATCACTCTCATATACTCGGCCGTGTGAAACATAAAATTCGCAGTGGAGGTGTTTCAGGTGAAAAAGTCAACACAAGTGGTATTTACCATCGAATGCGGTGCGACTCCTGACGAACTAATGCAGGCCATTCAAGATATCGTGCTTTCAAAGCTACTTGCCGGCCGAGCGGAGGTAGCATCTTGAACGAGCTGGATGCGCGTGGTATAATCGAACCAGCAGAATTTGGCTGGCATCGAAAGGAGGCCGGCACATGAGAATGTGCGGATACGCACGAGTTAGCACCGACGAGGAACGGCAATTAGATAGCTTAGAGCATCAGATGGAGTTTTTCTCGGATTTTGCAAAGCAGAATGGGCATCATCTGGTCAATGTCTACACGGACGAAGGAATTACAGGCAGACAGCTCAAAAAGCGCGATGCGTTCAACAAAATGCTGAGCGACTCAAAACTTGGGCTATTTGACCTTCTTGTGGTCAAGGATGTCTCACGATTTGCACGAAATACTGTAGACCTACTCACGTCGATTCGACAGCTCAAATCGAGAGGAATCGACGTGATTTTTGTTAATAACAGCCAGAAAGTGCTTGGCGAATCGGAGTTCATCATCACGCTGCTCGGCGCTGTGGCGCAGGAGGAAAGTTCAAACCTGTCTAAGCGAGTCAAGTTCGGGAAGAATATTACATCAAAGAAAGGAAGAGTACCGCCGCGAATTTTCGGATATGACCGGATTGATAACTTCACTATGGAAATCAACGAGAGGGAAGCGGAGGTCGTCAGAGAAATCTATCATCTCTACATCGACGAGGGACTCGGATGCCGCCTTATCGCCATCACACTTGCCGAAAAGCAGATGAAAACCAAGTTTGGTAACGATTGGAACCAGAGGAACATACGGAGAATACTGGAGAACCCAATTTACAGCGGACATTACATCAATCACCGCTACACCGTTGTGGACTTTCTGGAAGGAACGACGAAGGCGCTGCCGAAGGAACAGTATTACCACCATGACCGCCCGGAATGGGCCATCATAACGCCCGAACGCTTCCAGCAGGCACAGGAAATCTTGGAGCAGAGGAGAAAACAATACGCGACCGAATACACGCATTTCACTGGGCGATACAGCAACAGGCATTTATTCAGCACCCTGATACGCTGCAAGGAATGCGGACGCGCCTTCTCACGAAGAGTGACGCATTATCCAAACTCCGATTACATTTACTGGCGATGTCCAACCAACAACCAGTATACCGCAAAACGATGTTCCAACAACACAATCGTCAGAGAGGATGACCTAATTGAAACACTCTCCACCTACCTGAGAGAGGTTGTCTCTAACAAAGAGTCCATCGCTCAGGAAATCGCACGCAAGTTTAAGGAAGCAAATGCGGTGGAGGGAAGTAAGCCAGACGCTCAAACGCTTGAGGCGAAAAAGGTCAAGCTGAAGGCAAAGTTGGAAAAGTATATGGAGATGTACGCCAATGATGTCATCACGATGGAAGCGTTGAAAAGTAAGACAGCAGAAATCAACGAATCTATCAATGTGATTGATGACCAGCTTATTCTCCTCGAAGGACAACGCACACAGGAAAGGACCATCGAAAGCATCACGAATGAAGCGATGACGGAAATTGAGCGGTTTCTCAGCCTGCAATCTGCAACCAATATGGACCTCAGAAGAATTATAGATTCTATCATCGTGGACGACAAAAAGCAGGTGAAAATCAATCTAAAAATAACGGGCAATTTGTAAAGAGGAGCTGCTTTGCATACCTACTTGGTGTAGACCGTAGATGTCATCGACACCAAATAGGAGTCCACGCCCCACGCACACGCTGCAAAATAACACAGCCAACACGCACATTTGGTGTCAATTACAACTACGGTCTACACCAAGTAGGTATGCAAAGCAGCTCCTCTTTACAAAT